CACCTGAGCTTGTAGTAGCAGCCAATCCACCGCCGCCTCCAGCAGATGTAATCGTTAGTGCTGATCCATTACCAAGTTTTACAATACTAGCAGTTCCATCATTACCAGCATCATCATATACACCACCAGATCCAGCACCACCAGTAACAAATATCTGAACTTCATCAACATCAACATCTAAACTATATGTTGTAGTTCCAGGAGTATTGAATACCACATCATTATAGTCGAAAACTGGGGTTCCATCAGTAATAACTTCTTTGCCACCAACTAAGCTACCAACTTGAAACTTCGTTGCAAGAGGATATGGTGTAAATGTTACTGTTTGGAATGAACCAGATGCTCCAGAAGCATAATAATTTCCGTTTTCTTTTACCGTTCCTGGTCCACTATCGCCACCAGTGTAATTATATACATCATAAGTAGCAACATTTTGACCCGTAATTCTCTCTTTCGACAGAGCATGAGAGTGAGTCAACTTTAGATTATTGGTTGGATTGAATGGATTAATTCTACCAGTTCTGGTTCTGTAACCAGTCATGTATGGGTCAATCTGAATTGAAGTTCCAGGGAATCCTTGAAGGTTTGGTGCTTCAGAGTGATATAATAGGTGACTATGTTGTGGAGGACCAGGAAGATCCTCATCATCAATAGTAACAGTAATGTTTACAGATCCAGTGATTCTACCATTAGTTGTTCCAACGACATCAGTATAACCTGTAGTTCTAACATTGCCAAGATTGAAATAATTTTTTTGTGATTCTTTAGTTAGATACCACTGTCCACCAGTAGTTCCAACCACCGTATCAACGTTGCCGATTGAGGGTGTTCCAGATCCATACACTGGTCCAAATCCAACCAATTTCTTTGCTTTCAAATCAGGAACCTTGAAGGTTCCCATATATGGATCTGGCCAGAAATCTAAAACATTATTTTTTGCGATTGGTGCAATCTGACCATTTCTATCAATTCTAATTACAGCATCAAATCCATTTCCACCACCATCGTTGGTGAAAGTAAACGTTGGTTCTGATGTGTATCCTACTCCAGGAAATGTAACAGTAACACCAGTAATTTCTCCACTTTCAATCGTTAAAAGTGCTTGGGCTGGAAGCGCACCATCACCAGTTGGAGTAGAAAAAACTATCTCTGTGTCATCACTATATCCACTACCACCATCAATGATATCAATCCCACTACTAGCCGTTCCACCATAAAGGTTACCAATTTGTTCAAAAAGCAAAGGATAGTCATTGATGCTATATTCCGAACCATCGCAATACAAATATCCATAGTATTGATACTCTGGATTCAAATCAGGATTTGCATTACCAGACTCCTGTGAATATGCTGTAGCATTATTCAGCGGAAAAGATGATGGTATAAGACTTTCATCGTAATTATTCGATGAATCCTTAGTTTTGAACACATTGATGACTGTGCCAATACTGACAGTATCAGGACCCTTTTCCTGGTAGTAATGTTTTCTGTTATTACGATATGATGGATTTGTCATCTTAGGTCTTGATTAGATATTCAACGATAATGAACGGAGCAGACGCAGAATCAATTGATGCTACACTGCTAGTAGAGAGATTTACAGTAGTATTTAACGACTCTGGACTCAGCAAAAATGAGTCGGTCACATATGAAAAATTATGTAACTGTGATCTGTCTAAAGTAATGTCGTGAGCGTGAGCGGTTTCATCACCTTCAGTATCGTTCTCATCAATTTCTGTAAAAATATTCCTAGCTTGAGGATATGATTCTTGAGAAGTAATATTTGAGTTTAGAGGAACAACGTCTGATAGTGGAAGACCTTGCCAATCATAAGTAACTCCCCTTTTTCCCGCAGCAAATGTTACTGGTGCGTTTCCATTTGTATTCCAAGCAGCACCAGCACCACTATATTGACAACCACCAGTGAATGCAGAGAAATAGTTAGCATATCTGGTTCCGTCGTGTCCAAAATAACTCTGGGACAAGTCCCATGAGGTTTGATCGGCCAAGAGACAATAGCAACCTAAATCATTTATATTACATCCACTATCGCAAAAGTTATAGTAAACTGTATACTGAGTTCCTAATACCAAGTTCTGAGAAGTGTTTGGTGTACCTGCTTTACCACCAGATGCAATTGCCCAACATGCTGGCTGATTACTTCCTGGTCCCTGTCCAGCATCAGTAGCCGCCAACCATGCATCAACATCAACTGTTGATGCTGTTTGGAAATAGTTTTGTCCTGCAGGTTGTTGATTACCATCAAATGTTAGAGTAGTATCTTCAGTAAAACCTCCACTAAAACCAACCAACACAATACCTACCATGTCATAACCGTTTGGAGCTCCAGTGGTGCTTTCTTGCTGTTCATCTCCACCATTATCACCAGTAGATGAGAATGATTGAGAGAAAGTTATAGAGAAAGGATCACCATTAGCAATACTACCATCTAAAAACTGAGTAGGAATTGCATATGTTTGTGGACTCCAGTTAGCATATTGTGCATCATACTGAGAAAAAGTCATACCAGTATCTTTAGCAGATGGCAAAATTGGAGATGTTTCTGTAGTACCATCTTGCCAAGTAATATATACACCTTCCCCCTCTTGGTTTGGTCTTTCACCACCATTAGCATCATTACCAGTGATACAAGTGATAGAAACAAGAGTATATTGTGCAAATGGAATTGTTACCGTCCAACTCCTGTTTGATTGGAGAGTGCTAAATGGTGAAGTTCCATATGTACCAAAAGCAACATATCCATCACCAAATCCAGGAGAAGCAAATCCACCAACTTCACCAGTTCCAGTGCCATAGGCTTGAATAGCAGTTCCAGTAAATGTATTTGTAACATCAGCAGAACTGATATCATAATTGATATCTGGTAATTGCAAAACACCACCAGTATTAGCAGATCTAGGCTCAGTTCTTACTCTGGTTGTTGAAGAGAAGTGCATATGTGGGTGAATTGCAGTAGCATCAACAGTCTCAACATCTGTCATGCCATCATTGCCCCATTGCCAGGAAGGTTTTCCCCTCAAAGGAATTGTTTGAGAGGGAACAATAAAGTTACCAGTATAAAGAACATCCGCTACAGTTCCAACGTTAGAAGTTGCTTCAATTCCAATTCCAGATCTCTTGATAAAAGTTCCATTCACAGTTTCTTCAATAATATTATTGAAAACTCCAGAGTCTGATGGTGAGGGTCTTGGATACTTGGAACCTAAATCTGGAACGACAAATTCATCTTCACCAATTGTACCAATAATCTCACCGTTTTCATCAAATTTTGCAAATTTACAATTCGCTCCAGTACCACAAATCTCTGCTAGAGATGGATAATCTCCAGCTTTGTACTTAGATCCGTCACACCTCAAATAACCAGCTGGCAGTGCAGCAACTGCTTCTGGAGAATTAGGTTCTTGAGGAGAATTGTATGGAACTGGCCATGTAATAACACTCCCAGTCAAAGTTCCATATTTATTTCGTTCTTTTCCGTAATGTGCTGCCATCTAGAAAGCTCGTATAATAAACACAAAATTCTGCGAAGGTGCTGATACATTCGCTAATATATTTAGTGCTGCCTGAATGGTTTCTGGTTGTACATCGCCCTTACTAATGTCATTTACTGGGTGTGTAGTTGGTCCCTGCAGGGTTCCCTTCTCCATAATAATTTCAAAAGATCCATGATTGTGAGAACTGAAACTAGAAGAACCAGGATTTTGTCCTTGTGGAATTGTATTCATTGTTGTTGGATATGTTCCATGGCGGAATCTAACATTCAAAGTTGCAGTTCCACCGCCCAGAATTGTTCTATCCAATTCTACAGTATATTCATAATCATCTGGACTGTTTCCTCCTGTTCTAGTAACCGAAAGAATTTGTGTTCCAGGAGCAACTTGAACAGCTCCCGACGCATCACTTTCTACTAACATATTGGGAACTACCCAATCATAATCTGCTCCAATATTAGTTCCTGCGGGAAGATTAATGAAATTAGCTCCTCCATTGACATCAAGAGTAATCAAACGGAAATTAGAACCTTCTGGATCATCACCAAGTCCAGTAGGTCCAACAACACCATTAAATCCAAAATAATTTCTTCTGCTAGTAAATTCTTGTGGTCTAGGGAACATTCCCATCCATGCTTTTTGAGCATGTGTTGTTTTTGGAACAGCACTAAAACTACTAGTATAAGAACTTGGAGATTGATAGACTACCGAATCAGGACTTTGTGGTGGTGTTTGGTTGAGATTAGGATCTGTAAATTGAGAGAATTGGAACGTTTCAACTAGAGTATTCTCATCAAA